TTTCTCCTTCTTCATTAATTTTGTAAGGTCACTTAAAATTTTATTTAACTTAGGTGCCTTGTAAATGAAAGGTTTTTCATTACCGTGCTTTGCTATAAGAGCATCTACTTGTTTGTAATAATCTCTACTTGCCTCAGTAACAGGGGTTTTTAGATTTTTTTTTTCATCACCAAGTTTGATAAACTTCTTTGAAGGTTTTGCTTTCTCTTCTATTCCTTCACCGAATGCACCCATAAGAATTTTCTCAAATCCTTTGTCTTCTTTAATACCTAGTTTTTTGATTTCAGCTTTGATTTTTTTGTTGATATCACCAACTTCTTTTGTTGCAACTGGGCCTTGTGCAACTAGTTTTGCTTTTTGCATAAGAAGGTCTGAGTATTTTGCATACTTTCCAGCCTTCTCGTTGAATGTTTCTGTCTCTTCAATTTCAACTGTTTCGGGTAACTTAACTTCTATTGCTTCTTTCTTTTCGTCTTTACCTTTCCAGTTCTTATCGATATAGTCATAGAATTCTTTTTCTTTATCACCTTTAAGTTCTGCTGGAGATGTTACTCCGAACTTCTTAAGTGCGGATTGGAAAAACTTCTTGTAGTCTCCACTCTCTAATACGATTGCATTGGCAGCTGCAAGTAAGTCTGCAGATAGACCATGTCCTAATCCTTCAAATTTCATTGTTTTAATTCCCCTTTTTCGAAGTAGTCAAACATTTTCTCTTTACCTGCTTCATCGAGACGTAAAGACTTTGCAAGTCTACCTAACATGTTTTTTTCTGTAAGTTTTTCTACTGTTTTCTCAAAGGATAAATTTTCTTCTATGACTTCTTCTTGAACCTCTTCCATTGCTGGAAGTTCACCCATCTTTGCAGTCATTCTTTTGAATCCTTTAGGATTTTGTTTCTGCATAGCTTGTAGAACTTTGACATCTGTCATGTTCATAAGATTTGCAATACCACTGACTTCTTTTTTGTCCTTAGTTTTGAAAAGTTTAGAGATTTTATCTCCCATTCCCTCTTCAGCAATAAATTCTTCTATATCTTCTACTTCGGGAAGAGTGTCTTCAACTTTTTCTTCCTCAAGATGAGCTACTAATGCTTCAATTTCATCGGAAATAATATCCTCTGCAGTCTTTTCTATCGTGCCTTCTTTACGTGGTTCGACATAGTTACGAACTTCGTCTAATTTCTCTTTCCAATTTTCTGATTTATAACTCATAGTCTTATTTATGTAATTCGTATCCTAACAACAAGATTTCCTTGTCCTTTTATCAACCTGTGGTAGGTCATTTTAGGAATATAATACTCTTCTCCTTGATTTAATAATATAGGTAACTCGTCATCATGTTGTAATGACCAGTTAGTACCACTTAATACACTAACCTGTCGAGACTCTCTGTCTCTATGCCAGACCAGTTCTTCTTCCAATACACTGTCTTCGAACTCTCTTATAACGTAAGGTACACCTGTACCATGTTGTTCCTCTACCTTTTCGGTGTAAGGTTTAGTCGAGCTCTGGATGGTAGTTGTCTGTTTTTCTATTGTATCCATAGTAACCAAAATCGTTAGGCTCTAAATCGAACACTTTTTCGACATAATTCTCTGCAACATTCTCTGCATATGTCTCTGAATGGTCATGCACCTTTCTTGTTGCATTCTCATTCCTTTTACTGTTTGTAAGGTCTACTTCCCAACCTAAGTCTGTTTTAAATACTTCTGCCTTTCTGTTATCCTTAACGTAACTGTGATATAATTCTCTCATAATGTAACCTACACCTATATTTAGACTACCAAAAAAAATCTCCCCCACCACTCAAACCTAATTGTTTTGCGTAGTACGGTAGTCGACATGCCCAATAGCCTGCCGTAGTCTTATCATTCTTTGTGTCACACTGGTGTCTTGCAACAAAAGATGCTCTTGCCTTCTTGTTATTCAGTTTTACTTTCAACCCTGTAGTATCTCCCCATGAGATTTTCTTAATTTTATCTCCGTCCTTTACATAGACATAGTATTTCTTACTACCACCAACTTTAGGTGAGTTGAGTTTAACGTCTTTCTTGTCTTCTTCTTCCATAATCATAGGACAATCTAAAGGAACAATGTTCCCTTCGTATACTTCGAATTGACCTAGGTCTGTTTCTATGATTTGTTTGTCGACTTCTGTGAGTGTGTACCTGTCTTCAGCAATAAGCTTTCGTGCTTCTTTGATGATTTCAAAGTACATCATTGACCCCAATCGGAATGGGTTATCTGTAAGGTTGATACCTTCTGACTGCAAAGACTCTAATGTTTCGTCTATTGCGACTTCTCTCAGCGTTTTCATTAATCTTCCAAGTCTACCTCTTCGAACATAGGCATAAGTGCTTTAACGACTTGTCCCATGACTGCTGGGTCTATATTTGCAATAAACTCTGATTCTTTTCTTTTAAGATTTTTGATGTTTTTAATTTTGTTGTGTATATTAGTATACTTTGCTTCTTCAAGGTTTTTACCTTCATCAATCATACTGTAAGAAGACATACCAAATTCTTTATGTATTCTATTGAGTAATTTCTTTTGGTCTTTTGGTTTAACTCCTAAAATAATGAGTGCGTTTCTACCGTCTTTTTTATATTTGATACCCTCGTCATCAAGCATCTTCATTACTTTTGCTCTATATCTAGAGTCTTGTGAAATACCAAATATTTCATTTACTTCTTCAAGTTCTTCACCTATAGGGACACAGTTTGGTACTTGTTTACCATTTTTCATCTTGAACCCTTTCTGAACATAACCATCCCAACATGCTTCTTCTAGTTTCTCTTCATTATAAGGAAACCCTTTTAATGGATTAGGATACTTAGAAGAGAAATGTTTCTTCTGTCTCTGTTCATTGACCACTTTAACTTGTGATAGATACTTCTCTACTTGTTGGCCTGGTGTATCGTCTTGATACGCCTTTAAAGTTTCATCGGTACCCACTTCGTGTACTCCGTTGTTTGTTTTATTTCCACTCATTTGATACCTCTTAGTTTTAAAATAGTATTATAACTTTCTGATTTCGTTTCTGCCTTCTTTCTGTCTGCATCACGTTTTGCTTGAATTTGTTTGTCTGCTGTCTCTTTCTCTTTCTGACCATCGATTCTTTCTGTTTCTCTCTCGTGTCTTTTAGTTAAAGCTTCAAGTTCATCCTCTTGTCTTAGTTTAAGTCTTTCAAGTTCACCTGCCTGTTTTGCTTTTAACTCCGCTGCATCTACAGCTGCATCTTCGAATAGTTCATCACCTTCTAGATTGTCACCGAACTTAAGAAATAGTTTACCTTTCTCTTGTTTCTTATCGGTAACTTTATGTTTAATCATTGCACCGATTGTGTTGATGAGACCAATACCTTTTTCGGGATTCTTTTTGAGTTCATCTTCCATTTTTTGACCAACCTTTTTCATGATTAAATCAATAATATCACGAGCACTGGTAACTAGTTTTCCTTCTTGGACTGACTCAGATGCACCAGCTTTCTTTGCAAGGTCTTTATCTGCACCACCCCATGTTCCTTTACCTTTAGTAATGAAAGAGTTTACTCTTGCATGTCCCCATTGCTCTGGAGTAGTGCCTGGCCTATGACCAGTCTTCCATGCAGCCACACCTCTGTTATAAACCTGTTGTAGGATACCTTTGGAAATACCCGATTTGTCAGCTTTCTTTGCAAGTGATTTACCAGCACCTTCGTACATATCTTTATACTTCTTAGTGTGTTTCGAAGGTTTGGTATCTGCATTATGGTCGCCAGGTGCAGGGCCGTCTTTCTTCTGTGCAAAATGAGCTGCACGTTTTTGTTTAGTAGACTTAGACATTTCGTCACCATCAGCATCCTTTGCGTAATACTTAGATGGTTGAGTACCTTTACGGTCTTCAATATCTTTGTCTTGTTTGACTTTTCTTTCGTTAAGTATAGAGTCTAATATGTCCATAGTACTATTTATCGTTTTTTAGCATCTAATTCTGCTTGTTTCCAGTTGAGGGCTTGTTTGTTACTAGGGAATGAACCACTCCAACCTAGAAGTTTTGTGTATAGTTTGAGAGATTTCTTTTCTAAAGATTTAAGGTCTTCATCATTTGTAATCTCTACATAATCTCTACCAAATATCTTTTTCAATGCATCTGCATTTTTTCTAGATTTATCCCAGTCTTGTTTAACTATTTCTTTGGGTAATTTTCTAGGTCTCATTTCGTTTCTTTTTTGTGCGTTGTCTAATGATGCACTGACAAATAACATCTTAGACTCATATCCTAGTGCATCTAATGATTTCTTATATTTTTGTATTTTAGATATGTTTGCACTAGTAGTATCAAATATCATTCCAAGTCTACCACCAATATAGTTGTTCATATTCTTTGTAGTGATATTCTTTGCTTTTGCACGGATAGGGTCAACTTTATCAAAGTCTGCACCACGTAAATCAAGTGACATTCCTGCCTTCTTTAATCCATTTTCAAAAGCTGCATCTGTATTAACTAACTTTAAACCAAGTGCTTTTAGTGATAACTTTTGTACCACTGTTGACTTACCACTTCCAGGCCCACCACTAAAGAACACTGCTTTGAATGTACCTTGGTCATAGACTCCTTCATTGATTAAATCTTCAATCATATAATCGGGTAGTGTGGATTCTACGATACCCATTCCTTTACGGATATCTTTGTATAGTTGTTCTACATCTTTTTTATTTCTAGATGGAACACCTTGTGCAAATGCTTTAAAGTCACCAACTTCTGCAAGAGCTCTTAACTTAGATGCACTCATTCCACTTAGGTCATCTGCATCGGGGTCTCTCTCTCCTGCTGATACAATTTGTATATCATCAAATTTGTAGTAGCCGTGTCTTGCTTTTACTCCGTTGTATTTCTTGAGTAACATTTCGAACTCTTTGATTCTATCTGAACCAACTACCATCTTTACACGTTTAAAATTTTGTCTATGTAATTCATTTGCAATCTCGAATACAGTACGTGCTTGTACGTCTGCAACTATCTTACCAAAGAACTTCTTAAGATATCTTACTTTGAGTTTATGGTCTAATGGATTTTTCTTTTTGTCGTTTGAATGAGATGAGAAAAGCATTGGTTGATAACCACCGCTGGTTTCTTTTTTAAGCTTGTCTACTAATTTTGCATGACCTGTTGTGGGTGGATTGAATCTACCGAATGTAAATACAACACCCTTGTCTTTTGCTTCTGTTAAAAATTTACCGAATTGTTTCATTACTTATCCCAATTTTTGATTGCAGTGAAGTTGTTAAATGCAAATTCCATACGGTCTACAAGTTTAACAGCTTTACCTGTTCTGTCGATTGCAACGTAACCTTCGGGGTTAACTGCTTCGAATCCGTTTGCAGTCTTTTTGAATGTTCCGATACTCTTTACTCTATTTAGGGCAACAATAATAATCTGTTTTGCAACTACCAAGTGACCCATGAAACTAGTAAGATTAGTAATAAACTTTTTAAGACCTCTAAGTTCTCTTGAAAGGTCTTCACCAATCTCTGTTTTAATTAATTTGTGTTTCTCTGTTTTAACACCACCAACAACTTTATCTTTCCAATATCCTTCAAAGTGTTTAATGTACCCATCGAATGATGGATTGAACTTACCTTGTCTGATTAATGAGTTACAGTAAGTCTTATAGGATGCACCAGCACCTTTCTTTGTGATAGTCATCTGTATATCTTGAAACTTCTGTAAGTCTTTCCTAGTAATACCATGGAAAGCTTTACCTGTTGCAGTCAACTCTTGTGTTAGTTTGAGAGTCTCCTTTGAAGTCATTGAACTATTACCACTGACATCTTTGTATGATGCATCATCTATCCATACATCACTACTAGAACCTAATTTAGATATGTTTGCACCAAATGATGCACTCAATCCTTCTATAGTACTACCCTCGTATGTGGTGTGGAATACAATGCCCATCTTAGAACCTGCTATAACTTTACCAAGGTTTGAGGATTCATCCACTGCATATAAAATTGTGTTTGGTTGAAATGTTATGAATGATTTACCATCTATCTTTTGTGTTTTCTTATCGTTTGTATACATCAAGTCACCTTGCATGACATTTGACCAAGATAGTTTAGATAGATATTTGAATGATGTTAAGAATTTCTCTTTGAGTTGTCCACTTAGTTCTTCTGCATTTTTTATATCATGTTCAGAAGTGTAGAACAATGGTGTCTTATTGAATAATGATTTCTTTGCAACAAAGAATTGACCAGTCTCGGGGTGTTTTCCACAGAAAATAGCAGGAGCTCCATCCCATTTAACAGTCATGTTTACAGAACTAGAAGAATTACCCTTCATCATGTCTCTTAGACCTTGAAGAAAGTTAATTGCACCACGACCACCATCAATTCCTTGATTGATGATTTCGTCTTCTAAATGTTCTAAATGTAGATTTTTTGCACTCATAATAGATATTATACACCAAAATGGTGTCCTTGTCTACTATTTATGCATTTTTTAGCTGTCTGCTAGGGTTGTATCACCAGCATCGATTCTTGCTTGGATGTGAGCCATGTCTGTTGTATAAGAATCTATTGAACCTTGAATGGTTGCAACCATTTCTGAATTATATTGAAAGTCACCTGCTGGAGAACCGTTTTCTGTTCCTTGCATTTCTGCATACATATCTACAAAGTGTTGGTCTAATTCATTTTCGTTTACACCTTGTGCATTATGCCAAACTAAGAATGCTTTTCTACCAGCTCCTGTCCACTCTGCTGGAGATGTAGATGATTTAGATGCACCAGTGAAGTAAGTTTTGTCCACTCCATTATGCCAATCCAATTGGTCTTGTAATTTGGTTTTAGCTGCAGTTTGAACTGCAATTAGGTCTGTAAGTTCTGACATGTATAACTCCGTATGTATTTACTGAATTATTTATGTTTTGGAGAGCGGTGTCGAATGTAGTTTATCATCGATTTTATCGATTTTCTTTGATATTTTCTTAGAGGCGGTATCGTTATTCTCTCTTTTGGCTTCTCGGAGTTTCTTCTTCAATGCAATTTTTTCTTCAATTGCACTTATCACATCTGTCGATTTCAAGTTAGTAGTCATAATATAGTAGTATTTATAGCATCTATATATTATCCAGTAATAACAGTATCTTCAATTCTCATGATATCAGTTCCCTTTATTCTAATGTTACCCGATAATGTTATCCTAGGATTAGTACTTAAGTTTGGTGATACTGCATGATAGATGTGTGATGGAAAGAAGTATAGAGTTCCTTTACCTTTTAAAGGTGGTACATAATCTACTGAGGTTCCGTAAGCAAGTAAAAACTCTTTTAAACAAACTTCACTATTAGAAGCATGTCTGTTCTTAAATACAATATGTGAGTCTCCAGCTTGATGTATGTAACACCATGAGAAATCAGAAAACTTATCACCTTGATGGTCATGTGCATCTTGGAATCCATGTTCTTCATATACATTAATCCAAGGAACTTCTAACACACTTTTCAACATTTGATTTGGGCCTAGAGATTCTAGATAGTGTTGAAATTCATCAAATACAGTATCAGTTACAACATTGTAATCTACATTATTATTCTCTTCCACACCTTGTGATGTTTTACATTTACTGAATGTAAATTCTTCTTTACATAATTCATCAATGTCTATGGTTTTAAACCATTCATCTATACCGTCTGAATTTATTGTCACTGCTGTTATAGGGTGTCCCCATAACAAATCGTCAGACCTTAAACTCTGAGAAGTCTCTTCGTTGTCCATCATTTCTTCCTCTATCAAATACAGGAACATCATCATTCTCAACGGCTGAGTCAATGAGTTCTTCCTGTGCTTCTTGTTCACAGTCATAGAGTTTCATTCTACTTCTGTCTACACCAATGACAAACCTTTTAAATACGGTTGGGTCATTGTATCTATTCTTTAATTGTTTTACTACCATTTGGTCTAGTTCTTCTAGTTCATCGGATGTAATTAATGCAAACATAAAGTCTGCAGTCGCTGGTAATCCAAATGATTCTGAAGTATCTGTTAGTTCCACATCTGTAGAACCATAACCACTACGTGTTGTTTGTGTTGCACTCATGATTGGTACATCAAACTCTACTGCAAGTCCTCTGAGTTCCTCTGCAATACTCTTAACTAGAGTATAAGAGTTTGCACCAGCTCCTGGCTTGACTCTTGCACTTGCACAGATATTTAGGTAATCGATATAAATCATATCGGGTTTAAAATCTTTCTTGATATTCAACTCTTGAAGTAGATGTCTGAAGTGACCTACATGAGCTGATGCAGTTGGATATTCTTTTACAATAAGTTTACCTTGTGTCTTCTCTTTGATTTTATCAATCTTTTTATCAAACTGTTTCTTAGATAAGTCGGGTAAATCTTTCATAGGAATGTTCAATGTATTTGAATCAATCCTCTCTGCAATTCTTTCCTCTGACATTTCCAATGTAATGTAAAGTACATTCTTGTTCATCATTAAGTTTGCAGATGCCATATGACACATGAACAATGACTTACCAACACCAGTACCAGCAAGACATATGTTTAGAGTTTTGTTTGGTAATCCACCTTTGGTAACTTTGTTGAAATATTCTAAATCAAATGGAAGTTTCTCTTCTTCAGTGTGATAAAAATCAAATCTCTCATCTGAGTTTTCAATGAAATCGTGACCAATGTTAGTGTCAAACGATACAGATAAAGCTTCTTTTAAAAGGTCGGGTATTTCTCCAGTCGAACGTTGGGACTTTTTGTCGATGACTTCGATACTGTCCATGACTGCAATATAGATTGCTCTATCTTGACACCACTTTTCAGTTTCTTCCACCAACCAATCGATTGGTGTGTCTTCTTTGTCCTTACTAATACTATCTACAATAGTTTTTGCACTAGATAAAACACTGTCATTGAGTGACGAGTTGTTATCTAGATTTATGAGAAGTGCTTCCACTGTAGGTGGTTTAGTGTACTTGTCGAAATAGGAACCTACTTCGTTGAACACGGTCTTCTCGTCCGACTCGGAGAAATACTCTTCCTTAAGGAATGGTATTACCTTCCTTGCAAACTCTTCACTCTGAACTAGGTTGTTCAGTATCGTCTGTTCTAGTCTCACTGTTTCCATATTTGAAATATTCCTGTGCTTTCTCTTCGAGAAGTCCCATCACCTCGGGGGTAAAGTGTTTCTCGGGATTGTTATTAATTGTCTTACCGAATTCGGTTTTACCTGTAGGTAGTTTAACACGAGTTCCTTCTTTTGTAAAGACGCCAAATGCAAGTGCCATGTCTAATAGACCATAGTACCTATCCAATCCTTTCTCATAAGAAAGTCTAACATCCACTATTCTATTCTCAACTGTCAATCTTGACTTTGCATTCTTACAGTGGATTATATTTCCGATAACTTCTGTTCCATCTTTCTCTTTTTTCTTTGAAAGATAAATGATTGATGATGCAGCGTACTTGAGTCCACTACCACCACCCATTTCTTTCTGAGGGAACATAGAACCAATCACATCCTATGTGTGGTTCGTAACTATCATAGGAACACCAACACGTCCTAGTTTAAGAGTCAATACTCTGAATGCACCTTTTACTACTTGGGCTCTCGTCATATCTTTTGTCTCTTTACCTTCTGCAGTGTCTTCAATTTCTTTAGTAGTTGATAACATACCAAGTGAATCTAAACACATCATCATAGGTGGACGTTTGGATTTTGGGGTTTCTGCATACTTATCTAGTATGCTGATTGCTTGATTTCTGAATTCTTGTACAGTAACAACTGGTACGATTACCATTCTATTGGAATCAATTCCTCTAGATTCAATCATATCTTTTGATATTGCTGACTCAGACTCAAAGTATATAACTGCAGAATCGGGATTATCAGATAGGAATTGTTTTACCATGCCTAATGCAAAGTAAGTTTTACCTGTTGCTGATTCTCCTGCGATTGCAGTAATTTTGTTGTCGGGAAGTCCACCGTATAGTGAACCACTTAATAATGCATTGAAAATGTGACTACCTGTGTCTACAAAGGTATCAACATCCCCAGCTGCAACACCGTCGGAAACTACATTTGCATATTCGTTTCCCGATGCTTTTACTAAATCTTTAATAAATGACATAACACTTCTCCATAATGTATACCTATTATAGTATATAGTTGGAGATTCGACAAGGGGGTTTTATAGTTTTTTTTCTATTTTTGTAAGTTGTTTTCCAACTTCTGACATCTTCATATCAAACTTAGTATGCTCTTTCATCATTGATGTAAGCTTTGATACGTTTACTTCCAAGTGGATTATAAAGACAAAGATAGTTAATATCATCGCTATATAAAAACAGTCCATAGCAGTAATAATCATCATTCTAACTTACCTTATCAATCTGTTCTTGGGTAACAGTTCCTTTCTCTACGAGAAGTTTACGATGTTCCATGTGACGTTCTGTAGTAGTGTCCTTGTTCTCACCAGTATATTCTACTGCATGATGGTCAAGAATCATTTGTTTATTGACTGATACTCTTTCAGTAGATTCGAATGTCTGATGTCCTTCTGATTCATCCATCCAGTCTTCGTCTGAGTCCACTTTATTGACGAATAGTTCTCCAAGTATTCTTCCGAATTTTCCTTTGTCGTGAGATACGAGGGTAATATCACCTTCTGATAAAAGATGTGTAAGATGTTTCTTAGATGCTTTACCAAATAATTTCTCCACTAAATCTCTTGTACGTGACTCGGGGGTATCTATTCCCATAAGACGCACTCTTTGTTTTTTTAGAACTGTAGAAAAGCCTAAGTCAATATCGACATCAACTGTGTCGCCATCTACTATTTTCGAAATTGTTACGTGAAACTCACTTTGTTTAAACTTTGTCGCCATGAACTTATTTAGGATAATTATGTCTGCGATGTGACAATTTTGTATCGTAATCAATCATCGCTCTTCTGATTGCATCTTCGGCTAACACACTACAATGTAATTTGATTGGTGGTAAGTCTAATGCATCTGCAATATCTTTATCTTTGATTAGTTTTGCTTCTTCTATCGTTTTACCCATCATCATATCAACAAACATAGATGAACTTGCAATTGCACTTCCACAACCATAAGTCTTAAACTTTACGTCAATGATTTTTTCTTCGTCATCTAATAATAATTGAAGTTGCATCACATCCCCACAAGCTGGTGCGCCTGCAAGTCCTGTTGCAACATGAGGGTCATCTCTGTCTAGAGAACCAACGGAGTGTTTTTTGGGGTTTTGGAGTACGGCTTCAAATCTCTCTACTACTTCTTTACTATATGCCATATTAGTATTTATCCGAAAAACGAATCAAGCGAGGCAACTGGTTCTACATTCCAGCCAATCTTTTCTATAACCACCTTCAATGGTTCTATGAATGACTTGTCAAATTGCATGTCATAATTCAAATACTTGTGTAAGTCCATTTCTCTTGGTAACACATTTAGAAATGATATGACGTTTTCGTTGATTGGGTTAGGTGTTGTGAGATATGTAAAGTGTAGTTTCTCTCCACTCTTAATCAACTCATAACGTTTGTGAATGTTCTTTTGTTTTAGGTGATGATTGTAAAGTAAGGCACCGCGTACGTGTATGGGTGTACCCTTGGTGTAAATCATTGTTGGGTCTGCATACTGTCCGAGATTATTACAACCTCTTGGTGAAGACATTTCTTCGGGTGGTAACCTACGGAAGTCCATACGAGCACCTTCAACAAAATCCCATAGTTCTTCTTCGGTTCCTTGCATCACAATCTTGAATGCATCTGTAAGTTTACCTCTGACCCATTGTGGTGTACTGGACTTTGCAGTCTCAATACCCATCATCTTGAGTTTGGGTTCGGCTAGTCTGACTCCTTCGTTGTCGATGACGTTGAGGATGTATCTTTTCTTTGCAGTCCAAATCCCACGGTCTGCGATGACCTCTCTCCCCATTTCCATCTTCTGTTCGTAGGCATTGGTGTACTCTGCAAGTTCTCTGAAGCCCTCATCAAGAACTTCTTCCATGTGGGATTTTGCAATTGAGTCGATGAAGTTTGTGATTTTGGTTTTGTTCGTTTCATTAGGCATTACCTTCTGTATCAGTTTGTCTAGTGTTATGTAAACAGAATCAGTATCCATTGCAACAACATAGTCTTCATCTGTCTTGAGTGTGGTGTTCAACCAATCATTGATTGTCTTCTCTGCATGTTTGATAATCAACTGACCCGACAATGTGATTGCCTCTGCAAGTTGTGGGTCAAAGAATGCAAAGTATTGATTTGCCAAAGCACCATAAGCTGAGTTGAGTGCAATCTTTCTAACCTGTTGGTTATTGTAAGAACGTTTGATTAATGTATTGAGTTCGTTCTTACGTTTCCTATCTGTACAAGTTTGCAGTTCCTTCTGATACTCAATCATTTTACCCTTCCACATCTTACGTTCGTCATAGAACTTCTGCATAAGTTCGGGAAGGAATCCTTGTTTGTCGTTAGAGAACCTAGCTCCGTTTGGTGTGATACCGAGTGCGCCATCAACAATCGTTTCTTTGTTGAATAATTTTTCTACAGATGTATCAGTCAATCCTCTTTGCATCTTCTCGGGTGAGATATTATACTGCATGATGATGTGTGGATACAGTGAGTTCAAATCGAATGAGACGACCCATTCATGTTTACCCACGATAGGTTCTTTGACATATGCACCTTGAATTCTATCACCCTTTGTCTGTGATAGTTTCTGTGGTGGTGTTGCAATCTTCTGTTCCTTGAGGAAGTTGTAGATGATTGTCTCCCAATACTTAACCATACCAAATGTATCATTGTAATTACATTTTGCATTATAAGACATTGCAAGAATCAATTCCATCAATCCTAGTTTGTCTTCTAGGTCTTCTACAAGGGTAACATCCTTTACATTGTATGCAAGGAACTTGGAATAGTTTAGTCTGTATAGATGATGAAGAGAACCTTCCTCTTCATAACTCACCTTGGCTTTACCTAATTCTACTTGTGCAATGTGGTCTAGTCTGTAAGACTCTTGATTTACGAATGTATGTTTTTTGTACAGTTCTAGGTAATCAATTACATTTATTCCGTAAAGGTTGAAGACCTGTTGGGTTGACCCCCAATTGGTTTTGAATTCTCTGATATCACACATGTTCCATGGTGAAAACTTTTTATGTGATTCTGAGCCAAAGACTCTGTCCACACGATTACAAAGGTAAGTAATGTCAAAAGTGTTAACATTCCACCCAGTAATGATGTCGAACTTTTCTTTTCTCCAGTACTTGATGAACTGTTCAAGTAGGTCTTTCTCATCCTGTGCTTCATGATATGTTACGTTCGCTGGTTTGTCATCCCACGGCCCAATCCCGAATGTGTGAGCCATGAATCTAAATGGTTTGATTGTAATTGCATTGACCTTCTCGAAAGCTTGCATGGGTTCGGGAAACCCATCTTCACATTCACACTCAATATCGAGTGTTGCAATCTTGATAACCTTTGGGTCATACTTAATATCACCTTGAAACTTGTCTGCAATATATGTATAGATGTATCTATCGTATCCATGGATTTCCATTCCTGCTGTTCCAGCAAATTTTTCACGGAACTTTCTTGCACCACCCATCGAACTGAGATTTACAGCCTCAAGGTTCTTCCCATCCAATGACTTGAATGCAGAAGGTTTTTTTGTTGGGACGTAATGGTTTGGACGGTAGTCCACAGACATTTGAACCTGTTTCTTACCTTGATAACCTTTTACGAGTATTTTGTCGCGTGTTCGACAGACATTTGTGTAGAAATCCATACAGTAATTATACTACAGTGGGTCTATTCTGTCAATGTTCTTTTGTTCTCGAAATCGAAATTATTTAGAGCAGCCGACTTGATATCTGTCCAGTATGAAATTCTTTCTAATTCTTTCTCTACTGTTTCCATTGTGTCGGGATGTTCTGCAACACCTACTGCATTTTTTGTGAGGACTTCTACATTGATTTTGTGTTTCTCAATCATTGCATCAGCCTGTTTGATTTGTGCGTTAAGCACTTTTGATGTAAAATCTACCATTATTTATTTCCAGTTAATACCTTGTAGTTTGTTGCAAGGTTTGGTCTAGGTTCAAAACATGCCACTACTCTGACTTTTGATATGTCAAAGGTAAAATCCTTTGCATAAGGAATCCATGGAGCTAGACCCACTTCCATTTGTTCCCCTTCTACTGATACGATACAAGCATGTGCTTCTTCTACAGTATATTTAAAAAACGACTCTTTCACTTTACCAATAACAACGTCTCCGTTTTCTAAACGGAGGCATTTGATAAGATTAGACATTTAATACAAGCTCCTGTAGTTCTTTCGAACGTCTTCCGACCTGTCCAAACCATTTGGAATCTTCCATTTCATATGCCATTTTTTTCCAATCATGAGCTCTAGCTGCACCTATCATACCTTTAAAGTATCCTAGTCTTGTTGCACCTAAGTTAAAAGTCATGTTGACTAATACATGTTGTATATCTTCGGGTAGATTATAAAATGCTTCATCGCTTCCAAAAACATGAATTGCTTCTGCAACGTGTTTATCAAAATCATAATCATATACATCATCAACTCTTTGTTGTGATACTGGTGTTCCAACTGGTTGACCATGTTCGGGGTCACCTTCTTTGATTAGATGTCCCACTCCAAAAGTTAAGTATCCTAATGAGTCTGCATAGACTTCTAATACTTCACCTTCGTGTCTTTTAATTTGTTCCTTCAATATTTCCCTGTTCATAATTCTTGATACTCTCCTAAGTATGTTCCACCGTTGTCGGCAATGTATTGTGCAACTTTAGCATCAAAGTCAGACTCATCCGTATAAGTTATTTCGGGATAAATCATTTCTCCGTTATCTAGTTGTATTTTTACTTGTCTTGCATTATTTGGCATCTTGTTCTCGTTTCATTTGTTCATCGACCAATTCCATGAGGATTTCACCCATGAGGTCATTTAATTCACTATTATTTAGGAGTTCCTCAAGTCCAATATCTGTCTTTTCTTGGCCGTGTGGAAACCTTCTTATAGTTCTTTGGAAGTTAATATTTGGTTTACCTTCTTCGAATTGTAACTTACCATATTGGTATACTAATCCATCCCATTCTCCACCAGTCAATTCAATAGCTGCATCTTCTTCGGATGGATTTTCTACTACCATGTAGACCTTTTTATCAAATAATTCTGGCATAAATTTCTTCCTCTATTTTCATAGATGATTCTATTGAATCATTATCACGAATCTGTAGTTGTCCTAACAAGTTCATGTTTGTTAATATATTATTTATCTGACTTCTTCTTCCCTTTAACCACACTTCTGATTGTGTGTCTCCTCTTTCTGCATGACGATTATGTTCTTCTTCTAGTCCTACAGTAAGTACATAGACTCTTGCTTCATGATTATCCATTAACCATTCTATGTCTACTCCTCTAAAGTATCTGTCACCTTCTATAAGAACATGTTTGTATGCAATGTTCATTGCTTCAATGAACTCTCTAAACTGTGGGATAGAACCGTGAGAGAGCTTATCAGTTCCGCCGAATGTCTCTCCCTCGGGATATTGACCGACTACTAATATGTCACCATGTTCTTGGCACTTAAATAGTTTCATCGGTTCAATTAGATTGGGTTCATCTAACCTAGAGATAAGTCTTCTCATGAGAGTTGACTTTCCCGAACATGGAACTCCACCAACCATTATAATCATAGTTCTACTATCCTTCCACTTTCATCACAATGTGGTGTTTTATCTTGAGGTATAAATCCACCCCACTGAAAGATTTCTCTGAACTTCCATTCAAGTTCCATGAAGTTAAGTCCCATCTTGTGATAGTCAAGAGAATCCGTAAATCTTCTTACACATTCTTCTATGAACCACTCGTATCTTGCAAGTGTTTCTATTCTATCAGACTTTAAAGTCATTGATGAGGGATTCTCAACATAACCATATAACATGATAGGTGTTTGATACTTGTTATAAAGCTTCATACCATCCCACAGTATCCTGTGACATGTAGTCTTCTTCTCAAAACAATAACCTAACTCAGTTACATCTTTGTTTCTTGCTCCAGCCCATCCCTTTCCAAGAGAGTTTAGAATTTGGTTTGCACCCTTACCATCTAACGGTAGAATGTTTCTGTTCTTTCCTCTCTGTCTGTAGACCTTATATAGTAAACATGAAGTTGATAGTTCTTGAATAGTACTCTCTGAACCATCGTCATTTACTTCTGTTACATCGACATAATTGACAATCTCTTCATCTGTCTTTAAACGCATACCATCATCTGTTGATGTGATTTGTTTTAAGAATGAGATTATCTCTTCTTCGACTTCTTGATTGATTGCATTTGCATCAATCGCTTCTACTACACCTCTAATGAAGTCAATATCTTTATTAGGTTTAGATGGTAGGTTAGTATTGTTACAAACATACTTAAATGCAATGTTGTCCTTTTGGACTGGTGCATCTTCATACACATCTACTAATAGATATTCCCAACCACTTTCCGTTGCAGCTTTGTATCTGTTGAATCCACTTCTTAGAATGAAGTTTCCATCAGCAGCGACTTGTACAAATAATGGTTCTTCTGAATGTAACCAACCTCTGTACTTGAATGAAGTTTTAATCTCAATAACATTTTGAGTGAGATTGATTTCTTCTCTCGGTTGCAATGGTTCCCCTGTAATAGGGTCAATGATGTGAATCTTATCCTTGTGTACTACAAGTCTTTTCTTGAATTTACAAGTTTGATAAGTTTCTTTGGGTGGACATAGTTCTCGGGTGAGTTCTATATCGTAGCTCTTTTTTAAACCTGCGAACAGGTGTTGTTGTGTTGTCATTTTTACTCCTTATCCCACGGGGATATGATTTGACGTTTGATGTCCAAAAGGAAACGTTCCAGTTGATACATTATTATTTAGGTCTAGAAAAAGCTGTCGAGTGAACCTTTCTCCTCATACTTTCCAGCATGTGGGCCGATAGGATTCTCAGTCTTTCCAGCTCTCCCTTTAGTTGCAACATGTTCATCACACTATGCAACACATGATAACCTTACTCCTTCACCAGTGATAGGTGATACACCGTGCAATTCATTTGAATCTGCAATCAGTACGTCTCCATCATCTGCTTCAATAGCAATACCATATCTAGGGAAACATAAGTATGCACCCCCAAATTCTCCAATACGGAAGACACACATAGTTGTCATTCCGAACTCTAAATCTTTACCATCCAAATGTGCAGACATCTTTGCAGTCCCACCAGTTGAATATTTGTTTGCAGATAACGCTGTCATAGGAGCTCCACCGATATGGTATTTCTCTTCTATACATTCATCTGCAAATGTTCTTTGCATATTCCATATCTCGGGAACTGCAGTCTTTAATGCTTGTTCATTTACTTGTGCAATCTGTTGAAGGGTTTCAAACTTTTCTTTGTTTGCTTTCTTATCCATCCAACCACTTGCCTTAATCATTCCTGTGAATCTGCCACGTTTATACCCGATTAGAACTGAATGAATCTCATTTGCTTCTGCAATACGATTGAACTCACCGTTCTTCTTTAATGGATAATAACTGTTTGGAGTTCTTAGGACATAGTCTTTACCTTCGATTAATCCTTTTGCTTTCATTTCTTCGTGGTCGATAGGCCCGGCTGCATTTGCTCTCATTGTAGATGTATCATCTATAGAGAACAAAGTGTCTTTAACTGTTCTATAAGTTTTACCTTTGTATGCTTTCTTTACTATACATGCAAGTAAAGTTTCACCCATGAGTGTACCATGAGGTTTGTATATTTTAATAGTATCATCTTCTACACCAATGGATGAGATAACAGTGTCATAAGAATCTTCAGTAAGATACTTACCGTTCCATTTCTTAAATGTTTCTTTAAATCCTAAGTCTTTTGTTGCAGTGAATTCCATGGTTCTAATATTTGTCCTTTAATGTTTTCGACTAGGTAATACATACATAATGGTGCAACCATCAATCCTATTCTTGCACCTTTATCATTGTAGTCACCAGTCATTTTATAATCATTTGGTAGAGTCATTAATCTCACCATTTCTTTTGGTGTGTAAATTCTTCTACCACTGTGATGGAAATGATTACCACCCATAAACTTGGGTTGACATCCCTGTTCAGTTAATGAATGAGCTGGTAAATGTTTAGGAACTATTCTTGACATGTAGTAAGAATGTTTCTCGTCTTCGGGTTGTATGTGTCCGTTTCTAATCTGTTCTTGGAACCAAGGTTTAACAATGTGGTCTCCAATAGAAACATATGCTTGATTGTCTCTCTCATGTAGTATAGGTGTAACTCCACCACATGGGCCACAATCCTTGAACTTCTCATCGGGATGTTGTTCAAAACCATTTACCCAATGTCCTTTTGATGAATCGTCCATTGCAGTTTCTAGATAAGCTGCATCCTTCATATTCTCTTCATCGGTTTCTAAATCTTGAATTGCATCTTCAATGGATGCAAATTCTTTAACTGGGTCGGGGAAGACTGAAGACATACACATCCAAGGCATTCCAATACCTTCTAGTACATCATCACGTACACCAACCATGAATACTCTTTCTCTCTTCTGAGGTACACCATGCTGATGTCCCTTCATGATTTTCCAAGTCACTGAGTATCCTAGTGCTTCGAAATCATTTACCATCTTGTTTAGATGGTCTCTTGCATAGTCCATCGAGAGACCTTTCACGTTCTCACATACTATAACTTTAGGCATTAACCCTTCAGCAATCCTAATCATTTCCCATGTTAGGTCTTCGATGTTCTGTTGCTTCATACCATATGCCATCTTCTCTTGATTCCATCCTTCTTTCTTGGAACCTGCCATAGAAAATGGTGGACAAGGTGGTGACCCATCCATGATATCTAATTCATATTTTTTAAGTCCAGTCAGCTCCATGATTCCTTCTGCAGTGACTTCTTTAATGTCTCTACATTCATGAACTGTATTGGGGAAATTTTCTAGGTAGGTGTCAACATGAATCTGTTGGAACTCGTTCATGTATCGAACGTCACCACCTGCGAGTTTGTAACCACATGAAGAACCCCCACCACCAGCAAAGAAAGTAATGTAATTAAACTGTTTACTTTCACTGTTACGATGAAGGTCTTCTAGGTTGTATTGAAAATATTTATTACTCATCATGACTCCATTATACAGTATTTAGCACAATGCTGTCAAGGCGGTTTCTAAAGATTTTCTAATAGATTTTCTGGGCTTGAGAATTCGTAGGGGTCGGACTCTGCATTGTCTTGATAACCATCTTCGATAAATGCTTTTTCAATTACACCATCATTAACAACTATTGCATATCTCCAAGACCTATATCCAAAACCAAGATTTGATTTAGAACATTCTGCACCAATCAAGTGAGTGAACTCACCGTTACCATCGGGAAGAGGGTAAACGTTTTTGATACCTAATGATTCGAACCATGAGTTCATTACGAATGTATCGTTAACTGATACACAGTAAATCTCATCAATACCTTTTTCTTGGAACTTCTCAAAGTTCTCATCAAAGCCAGGCAGTTGTTGAGTTGAACATGTTGGTGTGAATGCGCCAGGCAAACCAAATACAATTACTCTTTTACCAGCAAACTGTTGTTGTGTGTCTAGTGTTACGAATTCACCACCGACTCTCTGTGGTAGGATTACTTCGGGTACTCTAGTTTCCCCTTCGATAATTTCTAATCCCATTATTCTTTCATCTGTCATATCTAATCTCCATAATAGTAGATACACCCATTATAGTACAAATGGGTGCATCTGTATATAGGCTTTATGAGATTTTAATTTCTAGAGGTTTATCTTCCTCGGGAATTTCTCTCACTAATTGAATAGATAAAATACCATTCTCAATATGTGCTGAATCAATTACAATATCATCTGCAAGTGTGAATGACCTTTTGAAAGAACGAGTTGCAAGAGATTTGTGTACAAATTCTCTTTCATCTTTTTCTTCTTTCTTACCTTCAATGATAAGTTGGTTCTTCTCTTTAGTAAGAGAGATTTCCTTCTTGTCAAATCCAGCAACCCCTAACTCCACGCTGAAATCTTCATCACTGTGTTTCACAATGTTGTAAGGTGGGTAGTTTGTTGAATCGTGCAAGTGTTCTGCACGGTTTAATAGTTGAACGGTTCTGTCGAACCCTATTGCGAATGGGAATGATTTCCCGAATACGTCATCGTATATAGTCATAGCTTTCTCCTTTATTAAGCAAGTTTATAATGTGCAACCTCTAATGAGCATTGCATTAATGTTCGAGAACCGAGCTCTTTTGAAGAAATGGGGTCACTTGATGTCGGCGTTGCCCAATCCAAGTTCCAAATCCGAGCTCTTTTTAAGTTCTCTTACAATGGTATTTATAACACCATACT